GATAAGAAGGAGACCCTAAAGAACGCTAAAGAGTTCTCAGAGTCATACAACGAATCGGTTGCTAAATCAGTAGCAGAACAATTAAAAGGTACAGCCCCTAAAGACATTACTAAAAATTCTAAAGGAAAAACTAAAAAGAAAGTTACAACAGCGTTTTAAAAACGCATTAGATAATTTAGATATATAAAGATAATGGCAAAACAAGATGCACTAAGTATCTTCATCTCAGATGGAGTTACAGAAGATGAGTTAATAGAGTCATACTCAGAAGTTATTGATATGATTCAAAAAAGTGCAATCTCAAGTCAGATTAAGAATGTAAGTCTTTCTGGTGATCCAGAGAGTGGTTCTGTTGAAGTAAGAAGATTGATGACTTCAGCATCTCAAGCATACGGTACTGCAAGAACAGCAGGAGTAGGAGATGATGTAAGTAACAATGGAGTTACTATTAACTTAGATCAAGACAAGGAGATTGTAGAAGAAGTAGAGTGGAAAGATATTCAATTTTATGGCATAGGAGATATTCTTACGAAGAGAAGAAGGAATCACCAATTAGCTATGATAAGAGAACTTGACACAGCTTTCTTCACAGAAGCAGAAGCAGAGGGAACAGAGGAAACAATTACATCTTCTACTATAGAGGATCAAATTGAAGAACTCATTCAATCTGTAGAAACGACAGAGAACGATAATGTAGATGGTGTGGACAGAGATATGTTAGCTCTAACAGTAAGCCCAGCAGTTTATGGCGAACTAAGGAACTATGTTGATTCTTTACCAAATCCAGTAAATGGAGGAGTAGATTCAAAGATCTTCCACGATGTTAGAATTTTCTCTAATACAAGACAAACTAAAGATGCAATATGTATGGTAGTGGGCTCAGTTGCTCAACCAGTAGTTGCACAACCTTATGAAGTAGAAAGAATACCTCTTAGCAATTCACTTGCTATTGAGTTATATTACTCATACGGAACACAAGCAGTAATGAGTGACCTAATCAAGTGGGCAACATTAAGTGCTGTATCTGCTTAAAGATAGTTTAGTTTAGAGGAGAATATAATGGACGATATTGTCGCAAGAATTAAGGGATATGTAATGGTAATAGATTCTGGTATGACTGATAATAGTTATCTGGACTTTATAATAGAGGAAGTAGTAGACAGGGCTTTGGTTTATACCAACCGACAACAATTAGTTGCAGGTTATGAGAGATTTCTCTTAGGAGTACCCAATTACTACAAAGGTGATTACACTAGAGACATTACTGGGACGGATCAACCCATACTACCTATACCTACTGAGGTTGAAAGACCTTTAGCAAGGATCGTAGTTGGGAGTCATAAAACAGTAGAAGAAAATGTTGATAGTGATGCCACTTCTGTTGCAAGTATAAAAGATAACGGTCAGGAAGTCGTATATAGGGATACTATGGTTAGTTACTTATCTTCAAAGGATGATTCGGAAATTTTCTCCTCTATAACAAAGTTGTTAAATAAGTTTAGGATTCCAACTATAGTTGCAAATACCTGATAGTTTTAAAACTGAAGTTGCTAGTACTTTTTATGATAAGAGTGTTAAGTTACTCAATTATACAGAGGTTACTGACGATGAGGGTTTTGTACAAGTTCAATCAGGAACAACTGAATCAACTTTTATGGCTAATGTAAGATTTGATAATCTTGCACAAGTTCAAGAAGCTTTCGGTTTAGAGGAACAGATAGATATTATATTAACAACTGGAGAAACAGTAAGTGTTGGAAATGTCCTTGAGTACGATAGTATAGAGTACCGAGTTACTGGAGCTATACCTTACGATTCACATAATTTAATAACGGGAATCAAATGGGAGCGTACACTGTAAATTTAGATAAGTGTATAAGTAGGTTTGAAAATATGGGTCAAATAGAGGACTCAGTTGTAGCAACAATAGTTCCTACCCTTGAAGAGAAATATCCTACTCATCAAGAATTTGGATTCCGAGTTAGGAGAAAGGATGGCTCTTTTAGTTTTGTAGTGGGTAAGTGGTATATGCTTAATGCTCTTAATAGAAACAGATTCCGATTAGAGGAAGAGTTTGCAAAATACATTAAGAAAGGTATAAAAGCTACTGGCGTAATAGCACTAACTCCGTACATAAAGAAAGTAGCAAACAAGATAAAAGAAAGTGCTTTAATACTCGCACCTGTGGATACAGGAGAATTAAGGAGTAGTATTGAGGTAGAGATAGTTACTAAATAATTTAAGTATAGATTTGATGAAAGAACCTAAAAGCGAAATATATACAATATTGAGTAGTATAGGATCTGCTTATCAAATGCAGTCAGGTGTAACGAGGGATATGCCCTGTTACATATATGAGGTTACAGGTAACTCACCAATTTATTCAATGGATAAAAAGGTGGTTTATCAGAATATTGAAGTAACTATAGATATTTATGCAGAAAACAGTAAAGGAAGTGGGGTATTGCTAACCACTTTGGTAGATACAATGTTAGAAAGTAACTACAGGATGGTATACAGTTCGGACATATCAAACGATAAGTATAGTCATATAGCAACAGTATTTAATTTAGTTGGCTATTAAAATGGCAGCAGAAAAAACATTAGGTACAAGTTTGACCAAGACTAAATCAGGAGCAGAAGCAACTGATACAGTTATTGGAAACTTAACCTCTATCGGTGAGATAGGAATTGAGAGTGACGAAATAGATGTCACCACATTAGACAGCTCTGGTGGTTATAAAGAGTTCATAGCAGGATTCAAAGATGCAGGAGAAGTATCTCTTGAAGGGATCTTGGCAACTGAAGTAGCTTTTAACGCTATGGTCGTTTTAGCAGGTTCACAAGCAGAAGAAGAGTGGACTATAGAAAGTGACACTGGTTCTACTTGGGTATTTGACGCTTTTGTCAAAACATTCAAAGAGGGCGAAGCAACAGTTGACGGTGTAAGAGGATTCTCAGGTTCATTAAGAATCTCTGGAGCTCCTGTTTATACTTCATTTGGTGCAAGTGCATAAAGTTCAGGGAGGGGGGACTCTCCCAGTTCTTTTTAATTTAATTAAAGGTAACAAAAATGGAGTTAAAGTACACGCCAAGAACAATTAAAGAGATAGAGGATATAACAAAGAAACCTCTACAAGATGTTTTATCAGATTTTTCTATGAGTACCATAGTTATATTCGTTCAGAAAGGAATGGCTATAGATGAAGATAAAGCATACGAGAAAATTGACGAATACTTAAAAGGTGGTAAGGACATTTTCATACTCTACACAGAGATTATGGAGAAATTGCAGGATGCAGGTTTTTTACCACGCCAACTGGATCTCAAGAAGGTGAAGAAGAGTATGGCTCAAGAAGCCAAGACCGAGATTTAGAAGGAAGGTTCTTTAAGGATATATGGAAAGAAGGAGAACATTCAGCCCTCCTAATAGGTGTTAGATTAAAGATTGACTGGGGGTTAGAAATGGAGAGGTACTGGGAGACTACTCCAAAAGATTTCCTCAGATATTCAGAGATTTATAGCGAAATAGAAAAGGGTAGAGCAAGGGAGATGGATTATAATAACTTTAATTTAGGAAAGTATATTGCGTATGCAGTAAATGACCCAAAGAAGTATCCCAAGAAACCATTTCTCTATGAAGAAGAGGAAATAAAAGAAGGAATGACAGGAGACGAAATGGAAGGAATAATGAAAAGAAATACTATAATTTTAGGTGGGACTATAAATGACAACAACAGTTGAAGAAGTAAAAGTCATTCTTGAAGCCAATGCTACAAACTTTAAGGAAGAATTTGAAGAAGTAGTCAATATCTTAGAAGATACAAAGGAAGAAGTTAGGGATATGTCCGATGCGTTTGAAGACGCACTTTTGGAGGTAAGTGATAATGTTATAAATGTAAGTAACGACATAGAGGATATAGGGATAGCTCTTAAAAAATCAACAACAGGTTCTACTAGGGATTTTATGAAAATGGGAGCTGTTGCAGGTGCAGTTGGTGCAGTAGTATCAAAAGTTATTGACCTAGTGGTAAAAGCGATTAAGAAAGTTGCAGAATTGATAAAAAAGGTAACTGAAATGGCAATAGATGCCGTGGAGAGTGAAACCCTTGTTGCTATTGTTTTTGGGGAATCAGCAGGTGCGATTAGAGAATGGAGTGATGAACTAGCAGACGCACTAGGATTAAATGCTTACACTTTAAGAAAAGATACAGCGATGCTCTATAATATCTCAAAGGGATTAGGAGTAACGGAAAAGAACGCACTGACTCTAGCTAAAGGGTTTACTCAACTTAGTAGAGATATGTCAGCTTTTTATAATATTCCTATAGAAGATGCGTTTACAAAGTTAAGATCAGGAATCACAGGGGAAACAGAACCACTAAGAAAACTCGGTGTTATTATAACTCAAACTCAGGTTAAGAGTGCAGCTTACCGATACGGTATCGCACAAGTTGGGGATGAATTATCAGAACAACAAAAAGTTCTTGGTAGGTATATGACAGTTTTAGAACAGACGGGAACTGCACAGGGGGCATGGGCAATAGAAATGCAAAATCCTGCAACTCAGATAAAGATACTCACTAATAGGATTAAAATGGTCGCTATTGATTTAGGATCAATATTCATACCTATTTTGCAGAAAGTTTTACCTTATCTACAAGCGTTTGTTTATGTAATAGGAGATGCAGTAAAGATGTTACTAGATTTCCTAGGTTTGGTTGGAGTTGATGTTTCAAAGAATCTACAAGATATTGGGAGTAGTGCAGATGGTGCAACAGAGGGAGTAAAAGACTTAAAGAGTGAGCTACTAGGATTAGCAGCTTTTGATGAAATGAATGTTCTTAAAAAAGACGATGGGGCAGGTAGTGGTAGTGGTAGTGGTGGTGGCAGTGGAGGATTTGAGTTGCCAGAATACGATATGGGAATGGAGAATATAAAAGATAAAGCTGTAGCCCTCAAGGATATTATAGTTAGGATATTCAAAGATATATGGAAGAAAATTAAACAAATACTTGCTCCGATAATATCACTTTGGGAAAAATGGGTAACCCCTGCGATAGAGGGTCTCAAGATACAGCTAGGTCTTCTGTTTTCAGAGATTGTTGATAGCCCAATAGGGGGAATACTTAAAGCCATCGCTCAAATATTGGGTGTCGTCATAGTAGGAGCTATTGCTGTGGTTATTTGGGTGATTAACGGGGTAATAGTTATAGTCAGAAAACTCCTTGAAAGTTGGAAGAAGAGATTTAACCTAGCAGTTGAAATACTTGCACGACTCATCCTCTTCTTTGACGACTTCGGTGAGAATATTAAAGAAGTGCTAGGAAATATTGGTCAATGGTTTACCGATGTGTGGGAAGCACTAGGGATTATTATTGATGATTTTATAAAGAAAATTAAAAAGAAGATATTTGATTTCATTATAAAGTTGATTATCAATTGGTTGATCCTTAGGAATAGAGTTTCAGAAATATGGACAGATATGATGGTAAATATTAAAAACAAGATAAGTAGAATAACTAGTTCAGTAAGAGCTAAGGTAGAAAGTATTAAGAGTTATTTTGTTGGAATATGGACTACAGTCAAATGGGTCTTTCAATCTATAGGAAATTGGATGTGGAGTAAGATTAGCTGGGCTGTTAGTAAAGTCAAAGGTGTTCTAAAGAGTCTAAAAACAGGATTTTCTGGATTCTTTGTGAATATAGCAAGTTCAATCAAAGCACCTATTAACTGGATAATAGACAGGATTAACAATATGATTTGGACTATGAATAAGTGGAGGATACCCAAAATACTTCCCAATGGACTTAATATAGGATCAATTCCGAGGTTGGCTAAGGGTGGTATTGTTAGTTGTCCAACACTTTCAATGGTTGGTGAAGCAGGAAGAGAAGCAGTATTACCGTTAGATAATAATACTCAATGGATGAACGAATTAGCTAATAAGATAGGAGGGAAAGAAGGTGCGATTAACTTAAGAGTAGATGTTGGAGGAGAGAAGTTGTACGAGAAAACTATTAAGTATATTAAAGATAAATCATTGGCAACAAATACTAATTTATTAGGATTATAAAATGGCAGTAGGAGAATTATTAACAATAGGAGCAGTTGCTCCAGATAAGTTAAAGAAGTATACGGTCTCTAGGGAAAAACTATGGACTGATGCAGATCGTAACTTGGCTGGTTCTTTGAAAGCTACTTTAATAGGGACATTTCCTAAACTCTTTTTAAGTTTCGCAGCAACAACACAAGCAGAGATGAGTACAATTATAGGGCTTTTAGACCCTGCAAAATTGACAGTACAATGGTGGAATGAAGAGAATGATTCTATAGAAACAGGGTATTTCTATGCAGGAAGTTATGATATACCTTTATTTTCAAAACCAAGAGGATTATATGAAGAATTTGATGTAAATTTAATTTCGTATGATAAGTTAACCTAATGATTAGTGTATCTAACGAATTTAAAGAAGCAATAAAAGATTCTGCAAGAGAGTTTAAAGGATACCTTTACGATATTGATGCTGACACTTATATAAGAGATGATGACGATTTAAAATCAATAAAGATTACATCGGAAGGGGATTTGTTTAAAACGGTTATTAGACAAGCAGAAGTTAAGTATTTTGGTGACCACGATTTACTAGGTAAGTATGTCAAATTAGGAATAGGTATAATTCTTGCTCCCGTTACTGATAAGGGAACTGTTACTATGACTATAGCTAGTCCTTGTGTAGTCACTTTGGCTACCCATGGATTATCTACAGGGGATGAAATCAAATTAAGTACAACAGGGGCAGTACCTACTGGATTAGTAGTAGATACTTATTACTATGTTGTTAAAGTGAATGAGAATACTTTCAATCTAGCAACTTCTTTTGAGAACGCAGTGGCAGACTCTCCTACTCTTATTGCAACTACAGGGTCGCAGAGTGGAACTCATTCTTTAGATTATTATCCTATCAGTGGAGATGGAGATACCGAGTATATAGATTATGGTACTTTCCTAGTAGCTGAACAAGAAACAAGCGAAGGAGAAG